GAAGTCCGACGACTACGTGGCCGAGATCCTGGCCCGCCGGGGCGGGGACGGTTCGCAGAGCCGCCTCACCCATGAGGCGAAGGTCAAGAAGATGGCTCTCATCCTCCAGGATGAGGTCAACGGCATCCGTCGCCTCGGCGTCGGCATGGTCGGCCCCATCCAACTCAAGTTGCGGTACCAGGGCATCATCCGCAACGTGCTGGTCGAGGACCCGGTCACGCCGGGCACCCCGGTCGAGTACGACGTCTGGGACGACCTCGGCCAGGCGTACATCATGTCGGGCACCGAGGGCGAGGTCCGTGTGACCCCGTTCGAGGGTAAGCGCGTCCCGGTGCGGTTCTTCCGCATCGCCTCGCGTCCGGCGATCCGCAAGGAGGACTTGTTCTACCTGCGCATCAACGCAGTCGAGCAGGCTCAGGATGAGACCAAGCAGGCCATCATGAAGCAGGAGGACTCCCGCCTCATGGTGATCCTCCAGGCGGCGGTGACCGACTACGCCACCCGGCCGGATCACGACGTGACGCCGAACCACAACGTCACCGAGACCTCGGGCTACTTCACCCCGGAGAGCCTGTACTCGGCGGTGTCCCTCATCGACATGCATGAGATCGAGTCCGGTCGCCTGCTCGTCAACCCGATGGACTACCGGGACTTCTTCCGCTGGGATATCAACCAGACCGGCTGGGCCTTCAAGGACCGCGTCGTCGCGGGTGAGAAGATCACCACCTTCGGTGAGTTCCAGATCCAGCGCTCGATCATCGTGCCCCAGGGCAAGATGTTCCTCCTCCCCAACCCCGACTTCCTCGGGGTGTTCCCGGTCCTGTACTCCCTCGATGTCGAGGAGAACCACAACGTCGAGGCGTTCTGGAAGGGCTGGGTCTTCGATGAAATGGTGAGCATGGCAATTCTCAACCCAAGGGGTATCGCCACCATTTCTAAGACGTGATAACATCGCGTTACTGAATAACTCGTGATACATCTAGAACCCCTCCCTCTCCCAAGAGACAGGAGGGGTTCTGGCTGTCCCAACCCTTCCACCTGATATGGTCTGAGTGTGACCACCAAGGTGAACACCAAGCGTGCTCGGCTGATGCCGGAGATCCTGCATCGCTGGGACCAGCAGCAGAAGATCGCTGTCATCGCTCGGGGGCTCTCCTGCGGGGAGAACACGGTCCGGCGGGTCATCGACCAGGAACGCCCAGGAGAGCGACTGGGGAGGCTCCAGCCCCTGCAGGAGAAGTGCTGCACGGGGTGTCAGGAGCGGATGCCCCTGAGCGCCTTTCCCCCGAGGGGCGATAGGGAGGGCAAGGTTGCGGCTCGCTGCTTCACCTGCCTCCTCGACTGGCGGCGGGCGTACCAGAAGGCCAATCCTGAGCGTAACCGCGAGGGTGTACGGCGACGACGTGCCCGACTGCGCAACGCTCGCACCGAGACGTATCGGGACTCCGACATCTACCAGCGAGATGAGGGCCTGTGCTTCTTCTGCGGGGACCACGTCGATCCGACGCTGATCTACCCGGACCCTTGGTCGATGGTGGTGCATCACGTCCACCCGATTGCCAAGCACGGTCCTGACATCGTCAAAAACGTCGCGCTGGGGCACTACACCTGCAACCAGAGAGAGAAGGATCGCTACCTCTCCCCCCTCACAGATTGGGTGGTCTCAGCGATCCCCTACGCCACCGCTCGTGATGCGGTGATCGAGCACCACTACCTCCACCGACCATCCCCGACGTCTTATGCATTCGGGCTCTTTGACCAAGAGGGTCTCCTGCGAGGGGTGGCGACCTTCGGCACGGCAACTTCCCGGCGGGTGGTCACGTCCATCACCGATGATCCCCAGGCGCTGGTGTTGTCTTTCAACCGGCTCTGGGTCGATGACAGCGCTCCCTTCGGCTCGGGCTCCTACTTCGTCTCCAGGGCGCTCAAGCAACTCCCTCCTGCCATCGTCGTGGCCTACGCTGACACCGAGGTGGTTGACCCCAGGTATCAGACCCCTCATTCTGGCGGGGTGTATCGGGCCTGTTCATTTTTCTATGCCGGTACATCGTGGCCGAACTCTGAGTGGAGGATGCCTGGGAAGGCCCGCAACGTGGGGAAGGCACAGGAGGGGTCGGTGAAGGTGCGCGTCTCCCCCAAGTCCAGGTACTGGACCACCACAGGATCGGCCAGACAGAAGAAGTCCCTGCGCACACGATGCAAGTGGGCCAGCATGCCCTACACCTCTCAGGCATCGCTACCTCTTGAAATGCGGGCGCGGGGGGAGTAGCATGTGCAGCAGTCATTGGTTCTCCATGTCGGGGTTGCTGTGACTTGGGAGGCCCCGTGGCGACGGGGCCTTCTTGCTTGTCTACATCTCCCTGTCCGGCCCGGTTTGAGTCCTGCCAAGAGGTAGATCCCCCCCCTCACGGCCTAGCACCGCCCAGGCAACGCCCGGCGCTTCGCTACCGCCTGCAGCGACCCCCGAGCAACCTCGTCTCGGGGGTCGCCTGCGTGCTATGGTCCAACCATCGAGCCCTTGGCCCTGGGGATTGAGCATCGGCCACTCGCTCCGCTCCCAAGTGCTCCGGTCCTTTTCGGTGCCTCCTGGGGCGGGCGGTGCTCGATCTGACCGAGCGCGAGGCCCCCTCGTCTTTCACGGAGACGGGGGGCCTCGCCCTGTCCGGTGGGCTCCGAGTCCCCCTCAAGGGGTGACAGCACGACCCCGAGATCCATAGGAGTCATCTCATGCCGGTGATGGTGCGGAACAACGAACTTGGACCGACGGTGCTGACCGTCGGCAAGGAGCACGCCTTCGAGTGGAAGGGCAAGGGCGACCCCAACGGGGAGGATGTCCAGCATCTGCCCGACACCATCTTGGAGGACGTGAACTTCGTGAAGGCGCTCAACAAGGGCGTGTTCACCGTGGAGGAGGCCAACGAGGGCAACCTCGCCTCCATCGCTCGCCAGGGTGAGTCGTTCCGTGAACGCATGGCAGCCCAGCAGCAGGCTGCCATGGACTCCATCGACCAGGAGGCCAACAACGACCTCGTGCAGTTGGACTGCATCGGTCCATCCCCTCGCGGCAACGGTGCGTGCGGGGCGTCGGTGATGGTCAAGGACAAGAACCGGGACCAGGCTCCGGCGCTGTGCTCCATTCACGAGAGCCTGGCCAGCCAGTACATCATCACCGAGACCGACACCATCGGTGATGACGGGCGCACGAGCAAGACCTGGCAGCGCATGACGCTGGGCCAGCGCGAGAAGGCACCCGAGTAACAGCAGCAACCCCATCCAGGCTTCACCCAATCGCAGGAGGCAACACGGCATGGCTGACCAGGAGAACGAGAACGAGACCGTCATCTTCGGGGATCGCTACCAGGAGGAGGGCACGACCCTGCCCAACCCGACCGACCAGTTCGGGACCTACGACACCACGGGGGGTCAGTCCTCGATGGATGACGTGAGCCCGATCTTCGAGATCGCCACCAAGCAGTCCCAGTTGGCGGCCAAGGAGGCTCTGGAGTCCGACAACCCCCGGAAGGCTGCTGCCGAGGCCAACGTCATCCTGCCCGAGCAGAACATCGTCACCAAGACCGGCGACGACATCGACACGGTGAAGGCCCGCTTCCAGGACGACGTGGAGCCGGTGGACCTGTCCAAGGGCTCCCCCGCCCAGCGTCAGGCCGCCGAGTCCGGCGATGAGGCTGCCGAGAAGGTCGAGAGCCAGCGTGCCGAGCAGGGTGCTGGCGGCGCGGCTGACCCCCAGGCCGTGCCCAGGTCCGGCTCCGACTCCGACTCCGGGCAGAGCGACTCCAGTGGTGGCTCCAGCCCCACGAGCACGGGTCAGGCTGGCTCTCAGAGCGAGGGTGGCAAGGTCACCCCCGTGAGCCCGAGCAAGTCCGGGCAGGCTAGCCAGGCAGGTCCCAAGGCTGGTCCCAGCAAGAAGTAACAGCCTCGGCTGCTTAGGAGCCCCCGGATCGCCCTCACCCGGCGACCGGGGGCTCCTCCAGCGTTGTGGGCCTGTCTGACCGCCCGTGAGCCCCACCAAGGGGCAAGGAGGCCCTCGTGGCGCTGTTGATGGAGAGCGAGTTCGTCAGCCGGTACACCCGGCGCACAGTTGGCCTGCTCATCCACAAGGATGGCGAGCCGGGGGATGCGGACGGCAACGCGGTCATGGTGCGCATGGAGGGTGCGGTGGCGAGCGAGGGCGCACCTGCGGTGGTGATCTTCGAGCGTGCTGCCCAGAGTGTGGATACAGGCGTCTACGAGGTCACCATCTCCTCGGTGGAGGCGTCCACTCCGGGGCTCTACACCCTGGTGTGGTCCTTCACCATCGACGGCACCCAGGAGATGAGCCAGTCTTGGGTGGAGGTGGGCGAGGCCAGCCCCTCCTACGATGCGCTCACCCCGGAGTTCCGAGACACGGTGGAGTCGGTGTGGATCCGTTTCGCGGACCTGTTCGACTCACCCAACGGTGGACCGCACCTGCAGACCTACTTCCAGTCCCACTTCGGGCGCGGGCGGCTGGCGCAGTTGCTGACCACCGCCGTCAAGAGCGTGAATGCAGCCGGGCAGCCTTACACCAACTTCGGGCTGGTGGCGGTCGGCGGCATCAAGGTCTTCCCTATCGAGACGTGGGGTGGATTCCTGGAGACCGCGCTCTACATCGAAGCCCTCAAGCACCTCATCCGCTCCTACACCGAGCAGCCCGACGCCGTGGGGGTGGATGCTGCACGGCTGGATCGCAAGGACTACATGGATCGCTGGATGCGGGTGCTGGAGTTGGAACGGCGTGACTTCGAGCGCACCACCGAGGTGTTCAAGATGGCTCACATGGGCCTGGGTCGTCCTCGCGTGCTGGTCTCAGGCGGGGCCTACGGCAACTTCTCCGGGCGTCACCGGGCTGGTGGCAACGCCGCTGCGGCCCGGCCTCGCTACCACTCCAGTTTCTTCTAGGAGGCCCCGGTGCCCGACCCCCGCCTCCAGCCCTACCACCTGCCCGACCCTCACAGGTATGCCATCGAGCAGGAGCGCAAGCGTCATCACGACGCCCTGTACCGATTCGGTGAGTACGCATTTTTTGTTCTCATGTGGCGAGTGCGCGACTTCGAGGAGGGCCTGGTCGAGCGCTGCTCACTGTGCTACCGCTCATCCGGGGAGGTGGCCGAGGCATACGGTCAGTCCGTGCGCCATCGCTGCGCCTCCTGCTACGGCACCACCTTCGAGGGTGGCTACAAGGCCCGCATCGTGCGCCCCACCATCTGGAACGACACCGGCCAGACTCATCGGGACAGTCCCCGAGGTGAGGTAATCACCGAGACCGCCACCTCCATCGAGGCCCCCGCTGACTTCCTGCTGCGCACGGGCGACTACATCTTTCGGGGCGATGGCACCCGCTGGCAGATGGCTTCGATGGGCAAGACCGAGATCAGTGTGGGCTTTGAGACCCGCACCGACCAGCGCAATGCCGTGGCGTTCAACTTCGGTCGGGCCAACCTGGAGGACCGCTCCTCGGTGGTCTATGACATCCCGCCCACTGAGGAGGCCCTGATCGCTGCGCTGGACCTGCGTGACCCCCGCCACCCCCAGGACTTCACCTCTGTGGAGGAGATCCGGGGTCCACTATGGCCTCGGTGAACCACCTGCGAGCGATGTGGCGTACCGCCTCGACTGTCGCTCCGCCCAGCCATGGCCCCGAGCAGGCTCCCATCCCGGCCGGACATCACCGGCTGTGGCACCGCAGCCCACTGGCCAACGCCGGTTCGATCCGGGCCAATGGCCTGGGGGCCTCTCATTCCCGGCAGTTGGATTTCAGCGGGGAGATGGTCTGGGGCACCTTCGGCTTCTCCAGGGCAGTGGACGTGAACATGATGCCGGAGAGCGACTGGGCCGTGGTGGAGTACCACACCGCCTGGGACCGCTACGGCGATCCTCCCACCCTTGGTGGGGCCTACACCTCGGGCTCGATCCCGCCCAGCCAGATCATCCACGTCTGGGAGCCCTGGCACTTCGCTCTGTGGATCGTCGCGCACGAGATGGCCGGGGGCTACTCCCGTGAGGATCTGGAGTCCTTGCGCGAGCAGGGGGCCTGGGACCAGGCACTGGACTGGTACGACCGCCACGGTGCCCCATCGTGGATGACCTCGATGCGCACCCAGGGGCGGCGCAAGACTGCCTTCTCTCGGGACTGGCCAAGCATCATCAGGGGGTGGGCAAGCAGTCAGCCATGGAAGGCATCCCAGCAGGAACACGAGATGCAGATGCATTCCGGTATCGGCTGG